TGGAAACTATGCTCCGCAAGCCTTTGATATTGACTATGTAGCAGGATTTCTACCCCCCAAGCGATATGCGGTTACTCAGGATTTTGAATTCCCAGCAGAGCTTAGGCAACTTGTTATTAAGTATGCAATGAAGGAAGCTTTACAGCAATGGGGTCGTTTAATCATTGGCGCTGGTATTGCTGGTAGATCATTCTCTATTGATGGTATAAGTGAATCAATAGAAACAACACAAAGTGCTATGTATACTGGTTCTAGGGCGGATATTGATATTATTGACCAAGATATTAGTGACTTACTTGATGCGCTTAGAGCTAAATTTCAGCCACAATTTACAGAGCTTTAGAGGTGATACATAATGAGTGATATTTCACCAGTAACTCCAGTATGGATAAGCAACAATAACACCTCTGACAAAAAAGTTAACGGTGTTGACAAAGTAACTAATAATCTTACTAAAAGGTTGGAAAGCACTGATATTGATAACTCTCAGCCAACTATAAGTGGGATAGACGATCCATCAGAGTTTGATTTACAACACCTTGATGCTTTTGTTAATAAAGTTGGTCTTAAGACTAGCTGGGAGCAATCATTTATTTGTCCCTGTGTTAACCCTAAAACATTGGCACCAAACCCAAAGTGCCCCATCTGTCATGGGGAAGGACGAGGTTATTTACCTGCTAAGGATACTTTAGTGGCTATACAGGAGAATGATAAAGGTTATGCTCAATACCAAGCAGGTTATTTTGATTCAGGAAGTGCTATAGGTACAGTAGGTCGAAATAGTAAGGTTAGTGCATGGGATAGAATAACAGTACCTGATGCACAAGTTAGACAGCAATACATGTTTAATGTAACAGATGATAGAGTAGCAGATGGTCATCAGATCCCATATGATGTACACTCCATCATATTTGCTAGTTATATGAAAGATGGCATCCTACAGCAGGCTATGGAAGGATCTGAGTACACTTTTGATAGGGAGCACGATAAGATTATTCCAAATAGTAGTTTGATAGGGTACAATCTGTCTTTAATTTTAAGTGTCACGCTTAGATATATTGTAGTAAATGTACTTAAAGAACTTAGGTATCAATATACTAAGCGTAATAATACAAGTGGGAGATATACTGAGCTTCCAAGAAAACTTCTGTTGAAACGTGAAGAAGTATTCCACAATAATATTCCTATGGTAAACACAGGAAATGGTGAAGAAAGCACTAAGCCCGTTGTTAGCCAGATGGACATCATTTCTAGGTCTGCTAATAAGGACACTGATAAAGGATTTGGGTTTTAATGGCGGATGACTTTAACGTTGTAAAAGATATTCAGATAACTAGTGAAAAGCTAACTGAAAAGATGGTAGCTGCTGCTTTTTTAGCTGCTAGTACGGTAGCAGATTCAGTTGGGGTTAAGCACAAGCAATCTGGGAACACTTTTTCTATTTATGTTCCTGTTAATAATAATCCCATGTATGATATGAAGCCTGCATTTGAACACAGTAGTAAAGTCCAGTACACAAAGGAAGGCTCATGGTATTTGATTGTACCAATTGCAAGACAAACTAGTAGCATGAGCAGTCAGTTACAGGCAAATGTAGAGAAAGCATTTTCTGGAGCCTTGAACTTTTCTACTCAATACATAGATAGCTTAGTATCACAGCGTAGCCAAATAGGTTTGCCAGTAGTTACTAAGAAGTCTGGAAACTTAACAAAAATGAAGGACAACTTAGGACGTACAAATTATATAGCTTTCCGAACAGTATCGGCTAAATCTCCAATTGATAGCTGGATCATTGGTAGAAATCGGTTAAACGATCAGAAGACAGACGCCATTATTGATAGCATAGAAGACGTTATTAGACAGGTGGTGGGAGCTTAGTGATACCAAAGGCAGACATGTATGTATATGATACCATTAAGTATTATATCAATAAAGTGATAAGTACAATTGGAACAGATGACGAAAGCTATATTATCCGTGAAGCGATAGGAAACACCGAAATTGGTGGTGATACATCAGTTGAGGATACTTTTATAAAAGCATTCTCTGGTGACAATAAACAAAAAATAGAGTTCTCCTATGCTTTTCCAACTCAGAAGGAAAGCTTGGATGCTAGGTATGTTATTATGCGAGGATCTGGTAAGGAGTCTACCGATTCAATTGGAAGTGTAGTTGGTGAGCATAATGATAGTAAGCCAGCAGTTAAAGAAAACTCTCAAGTAGATTCCTGTGTAGTTTTAAAAGATGATGATGGCTACTATTTTGAGCTAACACAACCAATAGATGATCTTGTTTCAATATCAGAAGTTGCATCAGATACATTTGTTGATAGAGAGCGAGATGACCCAGACGTTAAACGGGTTAACCTTACAGATGAAGCAGCCGATTACTTAGGGGAAACCTTTACAGTTACTTATCATGTGGCAGACGAAGGCTATAAAAGCAACTATGGTGGTGTTGATGTAGGTGCAGTATTTACAGAAAAAGTTATGGTTCAGGCTATTTCAAACAATGTAGATACAGCAAGGTGCTTAGACTCAATTTTAAAATATGTTCTTTTAATTATGAGAAAGAGCTTTAGAGAAAACAATTACTATCAACTAGCAAACATAGAGTCTCAAGGAGAGCAGCTCCTTGACATGAAGCTAGCTCGACCTGTATATGCTTTTCCTACTGTCATAACTTACCAGAACACGTACAGTGTATCTATGGATTCTTCTGAAAGATTTAAAGAAATTATATTAAAGGATAGGAATAAGTATGGAGAAAACTAGTAAAGAGACTGCAAAAGTTCCTCAATTTGTCAATGTAGAGTCTTTTGTAAATTCTGTTGCGTCTATCTACCACTTAAGTAGGATGCAGAAAGCAGGATTCATTAGCTTAATGAAGACTAAGGGAATGTATGTGGTACCGGATATGAAATCCTATATTCCACATTTAAAAAAATACTTAGGAATAAAATAGAAAGTAGGATAAAAAATGGCAGTATCTGTTTTTCCAATGAATAATTCTCCGCGCCCAGACGTAAGAATTAAAAGTAACACAGACGCTATTACGGGGTCTGCATCTGGTTCAGATAAAACGCTTGTTCTCTTAGGAACAGCGCAAGGTGGTACGCCTAACGTTCCTGTTCAAATACAGAACTATGCAACAGCAAAGGAAACCTTTGTTGGTGGGGACTTGTTAGATGCAATTGAGCTTGCATTTAATCCCTCTGACGGCTCTATTTCTTCGGGTCCAATTATTGCGCTTAGGGTAGGCAACCCAACACAGTCAACTTACACGAATGCAGGACTTACAGTTACATCCAAGGACTATGCTGCATCTACTAATCAGGTTCAGGTAGCCTTGACGGATAATCCAATTACTGGGGCTAAAGACTTTCAGGTTGTTTACCAGCCAGATCGTTATAATTCAACTTATACTGGTATTGGTAATATCTTTGGAATTAAGTATACAGGTGCAATGAAGTATGCTTCTGTAACTGTTGAAGGTGGCTCCGGTTCTCTTGGACAAGCTACTAAGCTTACTTTAAAAGCTGGCAATGACCAAGGAACTGCTGTTGAAGCAGCTAGTTTTACTCTTGGTACTGGACTTTACTCCAGTACTTATCAACTTGTAAATGACATTAATGGTATTAGTGGCTTTGAAGCAGAGTACTTCCCAAGTGGCAACAAGATTGGCGTTGAAACGAAGTATTTTGATGCTCTTGCTGAAACACAATTAAAATCTGACACAGACACTTATATCACTACTATTGGTGGAGATTTACTAAACACTGTTAATGTTGCAGATTCAGAAATTGAAGTTTCATATGACCCATCTAAGGGAGAGCCTGTTGCTTTTCCACTTACTCAGTTAGCAGGTGGTACAGATGGTGAAGTTCCTCAAACATGGTCTCCATACTTTGATACCTTACAAGATGGTGATGGGTTTTACGTTGTGCCATTAACAGATAGTCCTGCTATTCAGGCTGAGGCTATTGCATGGGCAAAGGAACGCTCCCAAGAAAGTAATCCTACACGGGTTATTCTTGGTGGTGGCATTAATGAAAGTGCTCAGCAAACTCAATCGCGAGTATCTGCACTTAGATCAGAGCGTGCTATGTTTATGGCAACTTCTGGTTCTAGACTGATGAATGATGGCACTACTAAGCAACTTCCGGCTTATATGGTTGCAGCAATGCTTGGTGGGATTGCAAGTGGTATTCCAGTTGGCATGTCCATTTATCGTTATCCTTTGGATCTTGTAAGCATTGACCAGAAGTTTACGTCTGAGCAGCTTGATGTTTTGGATACTCAAGGAATTGTAGCAATTCAGTATGTGCGTAATCGTAATGCTCTTGTATTTAGGGCAACGGATGATGTTACTACCATAGGTAGTATTGATGACCCAACCCTTGGTCTTATGAGTGCAGGTGAAGCTTCCGACTTCTTAACTGTTGATCTGCGTACTATGCTTTATGACACCTTCTTGGGGACTATGATTACTACAGGGGCAGCTAAGGAAATTAAAGCTGCAATTATTGCGTTCTTAACAACTGAGAAGTCTCTCGGTGTCATTATGGATTTTGATGAGTCAGATATTACAGTTGTAACTCAGGGTAGTAAAGCTACAGTATCTATTGCGGTTGTTCCTTCCTTAGTTCTTAGAAAAATTAATGTAGATATTATTTACAACCCAGAAACAATTACAGCTTAATTTCAATAAGTTAGAAAGCAGGATATAGATGGCATATTTAGGAACTAAAACACGTGGTGGCGGTGTTGGTCAGGAAACTGTCTCTGCTAACATGATTGAGATCACCTTTGATGGTGTTCGCATTGGTAGAGCGTCTAACGCTTCTTCTGAAATCCAATACGGGA